GTAAATGAATGGTTTGGTAAGATTTATGAAGATATTAAAGATTTTATTGGTAAAGCAATTGATTGGTTAAAAGAAAACTGGCCATTGATACTTGGTGTATTAACAGGGCCATTTGGCTTATTTGCTACTTGGTTAGTTACACACAAAGAAGAAGTTACGAAAAAGTTAACAGAAATGTGGAATGGTATTAAAGATGCCATAGGAACAATTGTAGAAATTATTAAAGTAACATTAGGTCTTAAATTCCTTGAAATGTTTACAACAGTTACAGAATGGGTTACTGCAATTAAGACTGGTGTTGTTAACAAATTTAATGAACTTAAAGATGGTGCAATTGAGCAATTTGAAAAATTAAAAGATGCTGCATCTAAGATTTGGGATAATATTAAAACTTTTATTGTTGATGTAGCAACAAATATCAAAAATAAACTTGGTGAAGTTTATGGCTTTATGGTTGAAGTTGGTAAAGATATTGCTCGTGGTATTTGGACTGGTTTATCATCTATGACTAACTGGTTTAAACTATTATTAACTGGATGGGTTAATGCAAATATTCCAGCAGCAGTTAGAAATATATTAAAGATTAGTTCTCCATCTAAAGTTATGGAAGAAATTGGACAATTTGCAGTACAAGGATTGTATAAAGGTATGGGAGCAACTGGACCTGTAGGAATTCAATTACCACAAATAAATGTTGGTGGTTCAGGCGCAGGCGCAGGAGTTGTAATTAATATTAGTGCAGGTACAGGTACAGATCCTTATTCTGTTGGTAGAGCAGTTCAGCAAGCATTAAATAGATATACAACAATTAGTAAGTAGGGGGCAGTAAATGATTAATATGCGTGGAGCGGTAGTGGTAAAACACTATACAGGTGGAACATGGGTAGATAGCACTAACGGCATATTACAAGTTGATATTACTCGTGGTATTCCACAGTATGATGGTTGCTGGTCACAAGTTGAGCCAGGACAATTAACATTAAGGTCAAGAGATTTATCATTAGCAAGTTTAGCATTACAAACCAGAATAAGAATTGAAGTTGATGGCACATCAATATTTACTGGCAAGGTAGTAGATATTTCTACAGAATATGTACCAAAAGAAGATTCAATCGTAACACTAATTGCATTTGATGAATTGGCTGCCCTTGCATTAAAGAAATATCAACATCCAACAACTATTGCTCATGATTATGAAACAAGAGAGATTGCAAACCAAGTAACACTTGCAACTGTATTAGCAGGATATACATATGAACCAGGTGATAATTATTATCAGCATCAGGCACAAGGATATTATAAGGATGCATGGCCTACAGGATATGGTTTACAATATCCAACACAAAATACTGATTATGGAATAAGTGGATTTAATCCTCCAGCACCTCCAGCAGGTGGAGCAAGTGATACAAACTGGGGTCCCTATTTAGGTGATAGTGATGGATTAATTATTGCAAATCCTGCTGCTAATTCAGGTCCAGCAATAGCAGATGCAGGTTATGGATGGGGCAGATTATCTGGACAAACATGGTCAAGCAATACAAATAGAATTTTAGGTTTTCCACAACCAATGTCATACAACAAAATAAGATCAGAACTTGTTAATATTACAAGTCTACGAGCAGTTTCTCGTTCTGGAGTACAAGATACTGGACATCCTCTTTATAATTCAACTGGTTTTTGGAAATCATATTACAAACTGAGCGCTGCCGAACCAACACTTTTAGGAAATTACGCAGCATTAATGACAACTAATGATACAGATATGCTTACATTATTTTTAAAGGCAGAACAATCAGAAGCAGGATTTGCTTATGTTGATGCAAAAAATAGATTCAGAATTTATAGTAGAGCGGTTGTAGATAATGACCCACATTTATCAAAGGCTACTTTTGCATCAAATGGAACTGGAATTTCTTATAATAATATAAAAGTTACTAATGGTTGGGAGGGCGTTGTTAATGGTGTAACAGTTAGAAATACATGGTCAGATAACTTTATTAACTTTTATAACATTGGACCTTGGGGATATCCTTGGCCACCAAGCACAACAGAATATACAATTCCACTTACTACAAATAGGGCTGGAACAACAAGTACAGTTACTTTTAATCCTGCTACGGCTCCAACTACTGGTAAACCTAAAGATTATGAATGGCTTGATTATAATACTACTGAAAATCAATATAGATGGGTTAAATATGCAAAAACAAACAATGCTGTCACACCTATTTGGAATGTAAATACAAGAAATCCAGAATTAAATCAATTAACAACAAAAGATTATTTTCAAGGTAAACAAGGATTAGGTACAAAACAATTAATATTAAATACTAACTATGCATTTAATCTAAATACTGGTGCTGGTTATTTATGGAATAAAAGTGGTACAACAAAAGCATTTGATAGAGCAACTGATGAAGAATTACCAGATTACAATGTTATTGAACGGTCAGCAGAATTAGCAGATTATATTCTTACAAATTATTCAAATCCTGTACAAGATATTCGTGCAATTAATTTTGATGTACATCCTTCTGATTTAGATACAATTAAAGCAATTGATATTTATGACAGAATTGATATTGACCATGATTATGCTGGTTTTGTTAGAGATAAACAATATTGCGTAATGGGAATTACTCATAGCATTACTCCTAACAGTTGGAATGTTACTTATCAACTTTGGAATCAAGACGGAAGACCATAAGTTTCCTACATACTGCCGTAGGAATAGCAAGGCCACCCAATACAAACAGTCTGCGGGTGGCTTTGTTAATTAATCTTGTATTTGTTCTTCAATAAATGAAGGTCCATCAGAAATCTGTTCTACAACAACATCAGCAATTACCTCAACCTGGGTTTCAGGTTCAGCAATTACTTCTGCTTTCTTTTCCTTAACTTTAGGACGCTTGCGGTCATAATCCCAATCCTTTGCAGGAATGAGTTTGCCTTCAAAATATACTTTCTTAGCCATGCTTGTCCTCCTTCTGAGAGAGTATGGTGTAGATATCGTCTACCCGCTTTTCTAATCTATTTACCTGATCTTTTATGCTGGACCCACCATTTGGCTTTAATTCATGTAGAAACTTGCTAATTAACCATTTAATTAATGCAATATTTACCCCCATTATGGATGTAATAGCGGCTGCCAAGGCAGCAATCATTTCAGGACTCAACATACATATAGTTTACAATATAAGTATATTGACCTTGGAGGTTTTATGGATATCCTTAATGTTCAGCCAGCCACTATAGAATGGCGGGTATATAGAAACGACACAACTAATTTAACTGTAGTACTAACAGATAGCGAAGGCGCTGCTGTAGACTTAACAGATTGGGATTTTGCAAGCAAAGTTAGAGAATTCCCAGAAAGTCAGTCAGTAATTACTGAAATGACAATAACAAAGAACGAGAATGTTCTTACTTTGTTATTAGACACAGAAAACTTAACAAACATTAGTTATTTTGATATCCAAGGTACAAATTCAGTAAATAACAAGATATCCACAGTTCTTAGAGGTCAAATCTTTGTAGAAGAGGACATAACACGATGAGTATTGGTAAGGTAACAGTTACAGCAGATACAGAACTAACTACACAAAATGTAGAAGTTATTTCTCCTACAGAACTTAAGATTTATACATCAAGTTTAGATATTGCACAGGGTCCTGCTGGACCAACTGGTCCTCAAGGTCCTGCAGGCGCTACAGGCGCTACAGGTGCTACAGGAGCCACTGGCGCTACTGGTGCTCAAGGACCTACTGGTGCTCAGGGACCTGCAGGTGCAACAGGAGCAACAGGAGCAACTGGTGCGACAGGAGCACAAGGACCACAAGGAGAGCAAGGAATTCAAGGACCCCAAGGAGAAACTGGTGCAACTGGTGCAACTGGTGCTCAAGGTCCTCAAGGTATTCAAGGAATTCAGGGGCCACAAGGAGATCCTGGTAATAATGGTTTAGATGGAGATAGATATCACACAACATCTACAACATCAATTACTCTTGGTAATTATGCCAACTTAACACTTTACACAGTAGATTTAGGTTTAGATTATTCAATTGAACAAACAATTCTTATTGCACATGCTGATGATTTACATATGCATGGACAAGTTATTTCTTACAATCCTGCAACAGGTGAATTGCATGTACATGTAACAAATCACACAGGTTCAGGAACATATGATTCATGGGAAGTAAATCTTGATGGTGCTGTTGGTATTCAAGGACCTGCAGGACCGCAAGGTGAACCTGGACCAACTGGACCTCAAGGACCTGAAGGACCACAAGGCATTCAAGGCGTTCAAGGTGAACAAGGTGAACAAGGAATTCAAGGAGAGCAGGGAATTCAAGGTCCGCAAGGAATTCAGGGAGAAACAGGAGCCACTGGACCGCAAGGACCTCAAGGAGAAGTTGGACCTCAAGGACCGCAGGGAATTCAAGGTATTCAGGGTGAAACTGGACCTGCAGGCTCAGATGCATCAGTAATAGTAGAAACAAGCAATATTAAATTCAACAATGTTGGTGCAATGGATTCAATTGCAGCAGGTGCTACAAATAATATTGCTCTTGGTTTTAATGCTCTTGATGCTTTAACTACTGGTGATAACAATATTGCTATTGGTACAGATGCTTTAAAGGCAACCACTGCTTCAAATAACACAGCAGTTGGATATCAGGCTTTGACTGCAGATACTACTGGAAATGCAAATACTGCAATGGGTTATATTGCTTTGAATTCTGATAGAACTGGAAATCAAAATATTGGAATTGGTTTTGGTGCAGGTGCTGCAATTACTGCAGGTACTGGAAACACAATAGTTGGAGTTGGTGCAGGACAACTTAATGGTTCTACTGTTACAGGAATAGGCTCAATTACAGGTGGTAGTGGATATCAGGACGGTACATATAACGATGTTATGTTGATGTACCAAGGAACACAAACATTTTATCAATTTCCAATGGCACAGATTGTTGTGTCAGGTGGAGCAGTAACAAATGTAACAATTACAGATGGTGGTACTGGATTATTTGTTGGTGCAGTATTAGAAATTAGTGTAGATGATGCTCCGCCAGAGTTACAAGGTGGTTCAGGGTTTAATGTTCCTGTAACATCTGTAGCAACACCACTATCAAATACATTTATTGGAAGAGCAGCAGGTCAGTTTAATTACAACGGTGGCAAAAATACATTTCTTGGTTATTATGCAGGAAGAAATAGCAGTGGTTCAGGAAATGTAATTATTGGTCATACTGCTGGACAATTTAATAATGCTGATAATAAACTAATTATTAATAATAATAATGGAACTCCACTTATTGAAGGTGATTTTGACCCTAATGGTGGCAGCAACGGTACTGTTAAAGTAAACGGAACATTTATTCTTACAGCAGCAGGACCTGCAAACTCTAATGATCCTGGTAATGCTGGTCAATTAGCCTTTGACTCAAATTATTTCTATGTATGCGTAGCACCAAATACATGGAAGCGAGTTGCACTAAGTTCTTGGTAGTGGTATACTGGTAATACCCTGCCACTTCAGGGTCTACCCATATGGGGGTCTGTAGGTTCTTATATCTCTTTCCTACAGGCCCTCTTTTATTGCCCATTTAAAGCCTTCTAAGGCCCTTTAGAGACACTTTCAGGGCTTTGGGGTATAGAGATATAAGAAAACCAAATCTCACCCCTTAAATCGCTTACTTGACAAACCATTTGGAATGTGTTATTCTAATAACCTTGGACAGTTTCGGAGATAGCATCAAGGGTTAAACTCCAAGCGAAGGAAATGTTTAATAAATGTTTCTTGAGTATCTTTACCTATTATTTTTAATAAAATAGTGGGTAAAGGGTTGTACTCAGGAAATGTTCTTTGAATTATTCTTTTGATTATTCCTACTATACACCCGCAGGGTGTGCCCCGCAGGGCAGAAAGAGATAACAATGAATAAACATGAGAGAACAAATCGTGCTGTAAAAACCAAGGAAGGCTTACAGCATCAAGATTTTAATTGGAAACAAATAACAAACAAATATAAAAATACTTGCTGTGTTTGTAATAGGTCAATTAACATTGGTGACATTATTCTATGGCATAAGGAAGAAAAATTAGTTATGCATTTGCCAGAGGTTTGTAAATTCCTTGGTACCCGTAAGAAAATGCCAAAGAGACGCAAAATACAAGATTCTGGAGAGTTTCCAGTAACTGTATCTTATGTGGTTTGACAAACATCCTTGTATCTGATATACTAATAGTAGTCCAGAATGATGGTCAGGGATTTACAGGTTTAATTACCTCAAAATACCTCTAAGTCATTCTGGATTTTCTTATTTGACAACTATTCTATTCTATGATACAATAGTAGTACTGGGTATGAAAAAGGAGATAATTATGACAAAAAAGACACCAGAACAACGCATGCAAGAAGCCTTGGACTATATCAAGGAGAAAGCAGGCATTCAAGATGAAGAATAAAACCTGTGCTAAATGTAATGAATCTAAGCCATTGACAGAGTTTTACAAAACCAAAACCTATACATGGGAAAAAGATGGACATGATTACTATTGTAAGTATTGTCGTATGGGTTCCGCTCTAAAAAGCCACAGAGGCGGGGTACGAAAAAAGAAATGTTCTATTGAAGATTGTGAAAGATTAAACTATGCCAAGACATTTTGCAGGGTACATTATTCAAGAAACCTACGCAATGGAACTACTGACATATTAAATTATCGTAGAGAAGCCTATGGAAATACTACATATGAAAATGTTAGAAAAGGGCATTTAAAGAGAAGATATCAATTAACATTAGAACAATATGAAGAAATGGCTAAGGATGGTTGCCATATTTGTGGTAAAGAAGCATTGCCTTATAAATATCTTCATTTGGATCATGACCACAAATGCTGTTCAACAGAAATATCATGTGGTTTGTGTGTAAGAGGTGTTCTCTGTGATGCTTGTAATACTGCCGTTGGTAAGTATGAAAATGACAAGATGAGAGAAGATTATCCATTCCTTAATGAGATTATTGCCTATGTAGCAAAGCACAATAAGGCTATTTCTGGTAGAATGATATCAAATGACAAGAGGAAGAAGCGGTGATGGGATACCAGAAACACCTCCAGAGAGAGGTAGCCCTACATGGTATCTCAAACAGCATAAAACAACTAAGAGACCTGTACCGTGTGAGCGGTGCGGTCAAAATGCTTACTATGATCACAAAGATTTCGGTATGTTGTGTGCTCCTCACCTTCTTGACTTGGTTAATATAGGAGGCAGTGCATTCTCATGGAACGATTACCCAGAGATGTGGGAGAGGACGGAAAGGCTATTAGCCAGACCCAAACCGTCTATTGGTGTGAACAACACGGAACAGCAATTGTAAATAGAACCTGCCAAGACCAAATCCAAATTGGATGGGTCACAGACGCAGGAGACTATATAGCCAAGGGTATACCTAATGGGTAATTACAGTAGTGCTGAGTATAAGCGTAATAGAAAGATAGTCCTTGAGGCTGGTCAATATACCTGTCATTACTGTAAGGGTCCTGCTAACGAGGCAGATCATATAATACCTGTAAGTCTGGGCGGTACACATGAAGTATCCAATTTATTACCAGCATGTAAGAAGTGCAATGGTACAAGAAGGAATGAGATGTTCAAGAGACTACCCTATTGGAATAGGAAATATTAGGCGGTAAAGAGAATGGACCTCAATATACTTATAGGAACAATCATAGCCATATGGATAGTATGGAGATACTTATGACTACAAGGATAGATGGTTTGGATACAAGGCTATCTGGTTTGGTATACAAAGATACAAGACTAAATGGTTTGGTTATAGATAAATCTGGCACATCTCAAACCATATGTCAAATAAATAATAAATATCAAACCTTAATATCTCCAAACCATGTATATGGGCTATATGGATATATAGGATATAGAGGTTTGTTATCTAAATACCGCCCCACCCCAGGGGTCTCACATACTGAGACGCTTACTGTCTCACATAATGGGCAGGGGGGTATAAGACGAGGGTATATAGAAGATACCAAACCATATCTATTGGTATATACAAACCATAGTATTGGGCATATGAGGTTATATGGTTTGATGGTTTGAAGAAAATAATGGTTTGGGGTTTTTTTTATTATGGTTTGGGAACCCCGTAACAGTATCAACCAAACCATATAATATAAAACAGTGAAATAGGAGAAATATATGAGAACAGGCAGTAAACCAGGACCACGAGATATAGTCCTAACCAGTAATAAACAAAATGAACCATTAAATCTAAATGATTCATTAGAAACATCAGTCAGAAACAGCCTATCAAAAGCCACATGGCTTGAAGAGGCTGATCAAGGAGCAGCAGTCCAAGCGGTATTATTAGCAAAGACTATGGATGAATTTCCACAGCATAGACATAAGATTGCCCCAGTACTAATTGCGTTACTAAGTAATCTTGGTTGTCTAAATAATAGAAAGCAGGCTGAACTATCTCCTGCAGATATGTTGGCTGCCATTGCTAATGGATAATTGGTTACCGTCGCACTACACCTTACCCCTGTCAGACAACTTTCCTACTGATGGGGATAAGATTATTAATATTAGTCAGGCTTTATGGCGTTTGCC